TAGTCTCCGTATCCCGCAGCCCGCAGGTCTGCTTCTTCTGTGGCATCAATCGTATGGACATGACCACCGTGGTAAGTGATAGCAACATCTTCTTGCTCTGATGGTTGGAACTCAGTAAAGGAACCGTCGTTCATTTTAAACACATTGCGTCCACGCCGTCCAGGTCTTAAGACAGCAAGGATGCCACGCTCCCCTGGTAATGCCCAGTTTACATAGTTATCTGTGGGCGGTCTGAAGGTAGTCATGTCTTAAGAATAGCAAAAGCCCCCACCTTTCGGCAGGGGCTTTCGCAATTCCTTGTCGGGAATTAGGCGGCGTTTGAACCGATGCTTGAAGCAGATTCAATACGACGAAGGGCTTCCTGACGGAATACTGCGTAACCTACGAAGTGCTTCCAACCAACTGGACGGAAACGCTGCAAGAGGTCTGTAACTGTTCCGTACACGATTGTTGGCTGTGCGCCATACTCGCCACCCATAGATACAGCCTTGGCAAGAGCCTGCTGTCCCATGATGAGGGTTCCGTATGAGTCACCTGTACCAGCGGAACCTGAACCGTTGTAAGCGTTAGCGAACAGAGGCGCACGAGGCGATTCCATAAAGCGTACGCCTTCAAACATACCGATTTCACCGTTGTAAAGAGGCATTGCGTTGGTGTACTTGTATGAGTCACGCCAACCTGATGCGTCTGTGATGCTACGAAGGTCGTAGGAAACATCTGGGTGGATGAAACCGACATAGTTGCCACCAATTGTTGGAACATTCGCTCCACGCAATTGAGCCACTGCACGACGGATGTCTTTAGCGGTGATGGTGTCATCAACATCCATGTCAACACGAGCAGCAGCGGTATCTGTACCACCCGTTGCGTAAATAACATTTGTACCAGCCTGAAGCACATTACGAGCGATGGTGTCAATTGACAAACCAGCGTTGTAACCAACAGCGTTAGCGGCTACTGGGTCTACAGGGAGGAAGGATGAAGCACGCAACTTAGCGGTTGTTACCGTTGCGTTACCGTATTCTTCAAGGGTCACAGTAACTTGAGCGTCGCTCATTGCGACTGGAGTTACATCTTCTGCTTCACCAAGAGCAGTGGTTGCTGCTGCAAGGTCTGCGAAGACTGTGAACTTAACGGATGCACCTGGGTTAGTTGCGTTTGTTGCTTGAACATCTGCGAACTGGTCAAAGTACATTTCTGGACGAAGGGCAAAGTATGCCAACTTCTCAAAGGCAACCTGGTCAACATTGAGGTTGGAGGTGCCTGTTTCTGCTGCGTAATAATCAGCCATTTGGGGTTTTCCTTAAATTTTAGAGGGGGGTTTGGTTAACCAAGGTTGATACCTTGGGCTTGTGCCTCTGCAAAAATGTTAGAAATTTCTTCTGCTGACGATGCGTCCCTGATTCGTTTAACCCAAGATGGTCCTTCAGATGCAGTCTCGGCTCCAGCGGCAATCCTGTTGGACTGCTGCCATGCTGCCTTGTCTGGGTCTACCTGGACAGGTTGGGGTGTAATCAGTTGTGCTTCTTCTGCGGCTGCCCTGATTGCTTCTGGGGTTAAGTCACCGTCGTATCCTTTAACGAAATACTTGGCTTGTGGTGAAGCGGGGTCTATCCCTGCTTTTGCAAAAGCCAACTCTCGTTGGGTTACTGCGAACTCTGCAACTTGTTTGCGTAGTTCTTTGGCTTCCTTTTCCAGTTGCTTCATCCTTGCACGAACTGGGTTCGTTTCAGATGCTGGCTGGTCGTAGTCGTCTTCGTTGAAATCATCTTCAAAGTTTGACATATGGCACTCTCCTTAAGTCCACATCACAACGGAGGGCTGTGATGGCTACATATTTACACCCCGTTTTACAATCGCTAACTAGGGGGGGCTGTTAGCAATGTCTCCCCATCGGGGTCAAGACTTAAGTTAGCACACTGTTTTGTATTGTGCTACTGCCCTACTGCGCCTAAACCGATGTTGCCTGCTTGACTAGCGAGAAGGCTTCCACCTGCTTGGAACTCTGCTGTGCGTTTCCGTTTGCGTGCTTCAATTTTTTGGCGGGCTTCAGCGTTGGTCCCAAAGACACCAGCAATTTGTTCTTGCTGAGTGATGGCTTGTTCACCCGATGCGGTTTCTGCTGTGGTTGTACCAAATAGTTGCTGTTGATTTTGGATGTCCATGAACCCAGCCTGTGCTTGCTGTTGTGTTTCCACGCCTGCTCGTACTAGTTCTTCAGACTGTTGTGCTGTGAGTGCGATGTTGGCTTGCTGTTGCGCTTGGTTGGCTACTACGGCTGCACGGGCTTCACGCTGGGCTTGGTATCTGTCAAAGGTTGGCTTTGCTCGTTCGGGGTCAATGAAGTAGGCAGCAAGGTCGCCTTTTTTTATACCGTATAAACGCTGAAATTGGGCTACAACTTCAGGGCTGGCATTGTTTACTGCTTGGTAACCTTGTTCAATACGGGCTTGGATTTCATCTGGGGATACATCGTTGGCTATCCAGTTTTGGAAGTCTTTAGGGTCATCGTAAAAACCTGGTGGCATGCCAGCCGCAGTTAGCCTAGCCTTATAGTCTGCTTCTTGACGCAAGTATTGGCTAACTGAAAACTGTGGTTTACCAGCGGCAGCAAGAATTGTGTTAGCAGGGAACCTTTCTTTAAACGCATCGGTGTCCCGCAACTGGATACCAAGGTCGTCAATACCCATGTCTGGGGTAATGGTTTTGTCTTTCCACATAGCATCAACAGCAGCCAATAATTTTGTATCTTTTAAGCCATAAAATTCTAATGTGTCTTTGATAATCTTCAAAGCCGATTCTGTGTAGGCACTTGTAACCGTTGGCGTAGCAACAGGGGTAGTAGCGATGGGGGCAGGCGCAGCAGCAGGGGTAGTAGCGATGGGGGCAGGGGCAGCAGGGGTATCAACACCAGGAATATTAAGGTCGCCAATAGCAGTCCTGACTTCATCTAGGTTGACACCAGACAAGTCAATGTTAGAAAAGTCAATATTTGGTAGACCGCTGTTTTCAAAAGGGATTGAAACAGGTGCTGCAACACCAGGGGTATCAAGGTTGCCAATAGCAGTCCTAACTTCATCCCAGTTAACCCCAGACAAGTCAATGTTAGAAAAGTCAATATTTGGAAGACCCATGTTTTCAAAGTTGCTCATTATATGACCCTACCAAATGCTTGCGAAATACTACTAGCCAAAGCACGGGCTTCGTCTCTAGCGTTCTGTGTTTTATCCCAACCAAATGTGGCATCTGACCTGAGTTTTCTTTCCCATTCGCTTGTTGACATCATGCGTTTCTTTCCTTCTTCGCCAAAGTCAAAGGCTGTTGAGTAGGCACCTTGGCTCATGTCAATACTGTTTGGGTCACGCTCAAGAATTTTTGCTGCTTGTGTTTTGTATGAGTCAGCAATTGATTCAAGGGTAAAACCTTGGTCAATTAAGTTAGCCAAATGACCATATTTTGTTTTGGCTAGTTCACGCTGTTGACGCTCAACATCTTGTTGCATAACGCCACCAGTAAGAACATTTTGAATTGTGTCGTCTGCGACGGTGCTGAAATATGATTTACCAATCTTGGCAATACTAAGATAATCGTTTGACACTTTGGCACGCTCAATAGCAGTTGGGTTCACAAAGACACCAGTGTCATCTTTGCGGAACGCTTCTTTGTAAACCTCTTGTTTGAGTGTCGCATCTTTCCAACCAAGGTTCATCGCTTTAGTAAGGAACGAGTTAAACCCTTTCCCAAATCCAAGGTCCCCAACCACTGATTTAACTTGCCGCACCATGTCGGTGGATGCTAGTTCTTTAACAAACGATGTGCCTTCAAGTTGTGCCTTGAAACGGGCTTGACCTTCTGGGGTTTTATAAACTTCTTCATCTATAGACTTTTGGAACAGTGTGAATACATCGGCGTATTTAGTGCGGTCAAGGTCAAGCATCCAAGATTCACCTGGAAACATTTCACGAAACTTAGGTTCCCAATCAACTGTAACTTTTTTCTTTTCAGGGACCCACTTCTTGCCATCCCATGTATTCGTTACGCCATTAATAACTTTAGTAGCACCAACTTTTGTACCACCGCCAGGACCAGGACGAGTTTTGTCAACTTTTTTAGGATTGGCTTTATTGTAAGCAGCCATTGATTGTTCTTCAAACTGGCGGACACCCATCGTCCCAGGCTGGGCAACTGTAGTACCAGCAGAACCCTTTGGTGTTGTTACTGCTGGTGTGACACCAGTAGTTTGTGTTTTACTTGGTTCCTTACGAGCAAGGTTTTTAACAGAAGTTGGTACAGCCTGACGATTTTTAATAGCAGCAACTTCTTCTTGTCGTGCAGTTAAAACAGGTTCGTCAATAATGTTTGTTTTGTTTGTATAAGCAGCATTAGCAGCACCAGGCTTACCGTATGTTTGGACACGAGTTGTTTCAACAACACCTTTTTCTATGTAACTTTCAGCAAGAGATACTGCTTCAGAAACGGCTTGACCATGAGCGTCTGATGGAATTTGTATAAGTGCTGGGATTGCACGGCGTACACTTCTGCCTCGTTCGTTGTTTACAATGGCATCAACATTTTGAACAACACGAACATCTTTATTTGTAGAAAGAAAATCTTCTATCCTTTTCCATGCCTCAAGACTGTCAACAGAAGATTGATAATCTTTAACTTTTATTTTTTCTGCAGCATCTAAAAGTTTTTGGTATGCAATACCTTGTGCATTTGGTTTAGCATTTTTACTG